TTCAAGTGTTATATCATTTGCAGATGATGCTTCACCCCAGTTTCCTGCTCCCCAAGTATCTGTACCCCAACCATAACCATATGATTGTGCAGAAGGACCCACTGGCTCGTAAGGAATTAATTCTATACTACCACCTGTAGATACAGTGCCTGTTGCATTAGAGCTTTGTGTGACTGTAAAAACAGAACTAGATGTAACAGAAGTTACTTGAAAATTTTTATCTTCAAAATCAGATGCAGAATAACCTGTACCACCAGGTAGTGTAACATTGTTAAATTGTACAATGTCTCCTGCTACTAATCCATGTGTAGATTTAGTTATAGTACAAACAGCTGAACCAGATGTAGTTGCAATTGTTGCACCAGTTAAAGCTGCTTTTACAGGTGTAATGTCATATAGCTGACCTTCAAAATATAGTAATAAAAATTTATCTGTGCCTATGGCAACGTATCTATTACCGTCAAGATCAACAAACGCAAACTGTCGTCTTGCAACACCGCATATTGTATCTGTAACAAGTGATGACCAACCACCAACTTTTTCTGGTAGTAAGTATCTGAACCTTACATTGTCACAATCAACCCAACGTTGTTCCGCACCAACAGATGTATTCTGTTTGTCGATTCCTGGAAAGAATGTAAAGTCAAGTAGAGCCATGTTCTAGCTCCTATATTTTGTCTTTGTATACCCAGCCTAGTGTTGCATTAACATACACTAACGTAAAAGCTGAAGCATTTGCTGAAACAACTAGATCAGAACCGGCACCATTAATGTTTGATCCATTTCTTCCAACTGTTAAATTGTTAGATGCAAGATTATTTCCGCTATCAATAAATGTAACTTCGTTTCCAATAGCAGGTGAAGCTGGTAGGTTTATCGTAACCGCAGCACTTATACCACTTCCTGATGTATTTACTAAAACCTGGTCACCGTTGACTGCAGTATATGTAGCACTAGGTGTATGATATCCTTTAGTCTGTAGTTTACCTGTAATGTTTGTACCATCAGAATATAAAACTGTTGTTGATCCAACTGGTAAAGCTAGCCCGGTCCCTGATACAGTTTTAACTGTTAATGTATAATTTGAAGCTGATCTAGATGTTGCATCTTCTACAATAAAAACTCTTTCTGCAGAGTCAGGCATAGTAACTGCTCTGTTTCCAGCTAGTGTGCCAGTTAATTTATAGTATAAATTTTTACCATTTGCTGTAGCATGGTTTGCTAAAGATAAAGCTACATCTCCAGATGCTACATCTAACGATAAATATCCTGATGATGCTTGTTCTAATATCTGTAAATTTGTGTTTGTAATTGTTCCCCAGGTTCCTGATTTTTCACCTGTGGTAATTAATTCTAGTTTTAAGTCACTTGACGTACTCGATGCCATATATTTCTCCTACGGATTATTCGGGTCAATAGGTACCCAGGTACCAGTTGCCCCCGGAACTATCGGGTTCCATGATATCACAGAAACGGTACCTGTTGCAAGGTTTATTCTTACACCAGATGCAGCAACTCTTTGGTTAACTTTTGTAGTTACATTACCTACTGATATCTCTATTTCAGAACCTCCCGGTAATATTCTAGCAGAGGCTGATATACCAACTGTTCCAGTGCTTACATTTACTCTATTTCCTGTTAAACTGACAAAGACTGTTACGCCGCCTGGATCAGCAAAAGGTGAGTTTGCAAAGGGTGTTGCTCCAAATAACATATTCTATCCTAATGATGTTTGTACTGGTTCCCAAGTCATAGTAGCACCTGGTACAATACCATCCCATTTTTTAATTAATACAGAACCATCTGCAACATTTATTCTACTACCATCTGGCGTAACAGAAGCTTTTGCTACAATTGTTACAGTTCCACTTGAAATATTTTGTCTATTTGTTGTTACAGTTACAGTTGCATTTGCTTTTGTTGTAACATTACCAACTCCAACATCAACTCTATTTCCTGTTACAGATATATTAGCATCTGCAGATATGGTAACAGTTCCAGTATTAAAGTTTACTCTAGATCCATTTGGTAATACAGTTGCTTTACCAACTATCGTTGGACTACCTGTATTTGTATTTACTCTAGATCCTGTTACAGAATAGATAGAAGCAAATGTAGGTGTGCCTGTATTTAAATTTACTCTTGATCCTGTTAAAGCAGTTACTGCTTTTGCAACAATAGCTGGATCACCACTAGATACATTTATACGGCTACCATCTGGAGATACAATAACACCCGTACCTTCAATAATAGTTACATTACCAATAGTAAAATTAAGTCTATTTCCAGTAACACTTAAATTAGCATTACCTACTAAACCTACTGTGCCTGTTGATTCGTTTATTCTAGAACCACTTACGCTTACAAATGCGTTAGGGTTAAATCCTGAGTCTCCAAAAGGTGCTCCTGCAAACGAAGTTCCGCCAAAAAACATATTCTATTATCCTTAAAAGGGAGCTGCGTGGTATGTGGTGGTGACACAGCCCCCATCTAAGAATTATATCATCGTTTAAACCAAGAAGGAAGACCTAAATGTGGACGTTTGTCGAACATATTATCCTTCGCTCCTGGGGTCTTACGATTGTTATAATGCAGAAAAACTTGTACGCATTCTTTGCCTTTGAATTTTTCTCTCCAATGTTCTAGCTCACAGCCAGAATAAACCAGCATATCTCCTGGCTTTAAATCTATTTTGACACCCTTCTTACCAGTTTCTCCAGATGGCTCTAAATATATTGGCCAAGGATCACCCCCAAGATTCATGGTAGTAGATATTTCACAACTAAATCTATCTTTATGTCTTTTTAGAATATCACCTTTTTTATATATTCGTGCATAGGTATATGCAGGATATAATTTTAATCCTGTTGCTTTCTCCATCTGCGGTAAACATTTCAATAGCAATGTTTCCATAGCCATATTTGCATATTGAGAATAGGTATTCGGTATCTGTTCATTCTCACCTTCATAATATCCAAGTATCGTTTCAAATGGTGAAAAGTATCTACGCTCTCTGCAAGTATCATATACTTGTTTTTGCATACAAAAATAATTTGCAATAAATGAAGCTAGATCTTTTGATATTGCTTGACGTATTACTGTATACTTTTTCTTTTTAAACATCTTTTGCCATTTCTTTCGGTACAGCTTGTATGTTCCAATGTATAAATCTAAATGGCTCGTAACCATAATCTACAGCATATTCATGTTCTAAATATCCAGGAAAAATAATTAATGTACCAGGTGTAGGTTTAAAATGTATTAACTCACTACCGTTCCACACACCTTTAATATCTGGTTTCATTTTTAATTTAGTTGCACGTGCACCTGTTTTAGGTTCGTGAAATATTGGATAAGAAGTTTTGTCACTACATTTTAAAAAATAAAAACCTGAAACATGTTGATTCCAATGGATGTGTGCAGAGTGGTGGCCACCACCTTTTTTAGCAAATTCTTGTACCCATAATTCAGAGAACATAGTTGTATACTGCTGCATGTCATAACCCATATGATCTAAAAACTCCCAAGACTTTTGACCAATGTAATTTCTAAAATCTAAGAAATCATTATCCATTGTTAATGGTGTTGAGTGATGTGATAATCCAAAGTCACCATGTTTTTTTATATGCGCTTTGTTTCTATTTCTTGCTTCTTTAATATATTTGTTACTTGCTTTATTTAAAGACTTAACAAATTCTGGTTTTTGTTCTGACCAGACAGGTGTACTAAAATAATTATTTATAAACATTATCTAAATGGCTTTCCTAAATGCCAGACAACAAGACTGTATCTTGTGCCAGCGGTTACGGGTTTAACTCTATGCCATACAAATGAAGGAAATACAATGATAGAACCTTTTGGTAATATTTCTTTTGCTCTTCTTAAATGTATATCTTCTTCTCTCATATGTGGATCATAGTTTCTAAAATCAAATTCTAATTCACCGCCTGTATATTCTGAACCATCTGTTAACTGACAGGTCATAGATAGTTTTCTAATTTTACCATGTTCATTAGGATTGTCTGGTTTATTATAAGGTTTATCCCAACCATCACAGTGCCAATCATAATATTGATTTAATTTATATTTTGTAAATTGACAAGATTCTGAAAAATCCCATTCAAAATTCCAACCTGCATTTCTATTTGCTTCGTGTACGTACGGATGTAATTCTTTATATATCCAAGTGTCGTTCAACCATACTAAATCAGAGTTTCTTTTTCTTTTTAAATCTAATACTTCTTGTTTGTTTAATTCTCTATTACCATATCCACCTGTTCTAGCCATTTCTTCTTTTTGTGAGTTAGCATATGCTATAACTTCATCACAAAATCTAGGTGTCAACACACCACTAAAATACCAATAATAATTAGATACGTTCATGAATAATTAAAATTTATTACAACCCTTCTCATTTTGTCTGTACAAGTAGAACCTGTGTGTTTTAAACTTGAATCAAATTCAACATATTTATTCTCTTCACTTTCAACCTTTTTACCGTTTTCAAATTTTGTATATCCATTAGAATTATCTAAATACAAAATACCTGTAGTGCCCTTTTTTTGATCTGTATGCATACCGTGTTCTATTATTTTATCTGTTCTTGTTAATAAATTAGCTTTTACTCTATTTATTTTTTTATGTTTAATATGTTTTAATACCGGTCTCATGATATCTATCCACTCTCCCCAACATACCTCTTCGCCTTTTCTTATAAAGGTAAAAGTAAATTGAAAACTGTTGTGTTTTTCCCCTTGATAATTTACAAAATCATTGAAGTACCAAGGAAAATAATACCCCATCATATTATCTTTTAATGTTTTAAATACATCTTTTGGTAAAAAATTTTTATATATATTCATACGTTATAGTCTGCACAAAATTTAAACTATCCTTTTGATTATTGGTTAGGTAATACATATTTGTTGATGGAAACATTATAAATCTATTATTTAAAAGTGGTATATCCCAACTTCTACCTTTTCGTCTGTTGTCTTCATAGTGTATTCGAACCATACAATCTTTAACTTTTACACCATATAATAATGTAAAGTCTGGTGAGTTTCTAAGATCTACTGGATCAATATTTAATAATGGAATTGTAGTTTCCGCAGGTTTATAAATATTTCCCCACGTTTCTTTGTTAACTAAATTAAAACCATACTCGAGATTAATATGATCTCGCATATATGTATTTAACATATCCCAAGTTCTTGAGAATGGAAATTCTTTGTTCTGAATTTGTGATTGTAAGATGTCGCCTGATAATTTATCTCGGTCAATGTCCCAATCTTTAGGCATTGCCACATCACCGTAATATAAAGCTTGCTCTGTTAATACTTTCTTTTGCATACCACCACCAGATATAAATTATGCCATTGAGTCTGTCAAGTCCCAAGACTGGCCTGATTCATTCCAAACATAAGACCAAGAATGAGTGCCAGCTTCATTTTGTGAAGTTTGTTCTGCAGTTAATGCAGGAGCATCGCCAATTGGTGATTGCCATCTAGCGTCTGTTGTATTTTTTACCCAAGATGCATATGGTTTTGGGGGAAAAAACATATTGTTATCTTCGTCCCAAATAAAACCTATACCTGCATAGTTTCCTCTAAATGCTTTTGAGTTATCACCAGAACTATGAGTGTTATTTCTTGTATTGTAAGATGTTTGAATCCACATTTGTGCAGGCCAGTTGTTGTGTGTTTCTAAATATTGTTGACCTACAGATTCATCTTCAACGCCGTCAGCGTTCAACATATCGCCATTATTCAAAGTAAGTACTTGAATAACTTTTCCGTTTGATCCTAGTTTTGCAAAATGTGCCATAATATTTCTCCTTATATCTTATTTGTTGTTGTTTGTAAATCCATATTAATTTTGGCATATGTATCTTTTTATAATGATTCCTGAACCACCACCTCCACCAGTACCTCCAGAACCACCACCTCCGCCTCCACCACCTGTATTAACTGCTCCATCGCCACCT